TGGTTAATAGATTTCAACCAATCTTTCAATTCAGTCATTATAATATCAATTTATAGGCTAAAGAAACTCTAAATCCAGTAAAATACCTATGGGGTGCATCAGCATAATGCAGTATCTGAGATGGAAACATTATAGCACGATTTGGTTTATATCCAATAATTTTAGTAGGTTCTTCCTTATCTTCAGAAAAAATTATCATATACATCAATCATAAAATTCCACCTCTTCATCCTCCTGAGAAAGATTAGCAATATATTGATAAATTAAATCCCATTTAAATTCAAAAGTTTCTCCATTCTCATCTTGAAGATAAAATGGAATATTGGGATGGGTTCTTTTGGCCGCATAATAATGAGCAATCACATTGTAATCATCATCAATACAACGTTCTTTTTCTAATTGTTCTTCAGTCAATTTCATTATGATACTCAATAATAAGACGTTTCACACTCTGACCTTTAGTATTAATCATAGTTTGATCCATATACTCTCCTCCCATTTCTTTAAATTTTTCACCCAATCTTTTTATCTCATCAATAAGTTCATCTCTAGTCATTTTAATTGTTTTCTTTTATATAGATCCTTTAATTGAGATTCTAACACAACTTCGAGACTATTCAAATTTTCTCTCAGATAATCTTCCCAATAGTTACCTTCAATAAGATCATGAAGATGATCTATGTGCTCTAAAGCAAATACCAATTTCGTCTGATCATTCATTCTCATGATCTTTCACTTTAATAATAATTCTATTATTTTGATAATCTGGAATAAACTCTAATGGGGCATCATGATCCCAACAAAGTTCCTCATACAAAGCATTAAGACGATCCATATCTGCATAAAGATCATTGACGTGTTCGCTCATCGGATTATTTGAATGTTGTTGTCTTCAGTCCAGAGTTCGACTTTATCTCTGAAGCGATTTTCTTGTTTAAGTTTCTCATATCTCTTGGTTGCTTTACGCTTCCACCAAGAAATAATATTCTCAAGATGAAACTTATCCCAATTTTGACCTTGTACTAATTTATCATCCTGTTCAAGTAGGACTTCACGAATGTTTGCATATCCATAATCCGAAATATAAAATCTCTTCTTCTGAGTGAGTCCGAAAGCCATATCTATAACAGCATTAAACTTCTCTAATTTCTCAGTGTTACCATACTCCTTGAGAGAATTCCTAATCCAAGAAATCATCTTGGTCTGTCGTTTCATCTTCTTAGAGGATGCCCTATTCTCCGTCAAAGGTTGATTATTATTTAATCTAGTGAAATGATCATGTAACTTATGAAACACATCTGCATGGAGCAGAGGAAGGAATTTACTCTCTGTTAGACCCTTATACCTCATAAAGGGTTTCAACCCGTCATACTGCGATGCTGACGTGGTAGAACCATAAAGGGATGTAGTCTCAAATAAACCAATCTCCTTCTCAAATACTTCATTCAAAGTCTCTCTAGCAAAGTGAGACAAACACATCAATGCTAAAAGTTTACCACCCAAATAATTATATCCAAATGGTTGGGATGGAACTATTACAAATCCCATTACAGCATGACGATTGAATATAGAAAGATTAGGTTGATGACCTAACCAGTTATTTCTTGGTTTGGAATTAATAGTTGGAGAACCAAAACGAATGAATCCCAATACCTGCTGAGATCTTTTCTCATAAACCATCCAGCGAAGTTCTCTACCTGGTATATTACTTTCATTATTATGTGAGGAAACAGCTCTTAATAAATTTATATAGTGTTCCTGAGGCATTGATTTCTGAAATCTCTTCCCCACAAATTTAATATCAAACTCCATTTCATTAGGATGAATATCTTCATTAAAAAAATCATCCTTCAATGAAGCAAGAGGATTTGATTGAGTAACTATTTCCCTTTTTACATAACGAAGATAATCCTCAATAGATGTAAAGTTTTCAAAATAATTAATAAATTCATCTGCTGCCCATTCAGCATCAGATTCAGGAATAATCATAATTTAGACACAATTGAATTGCGTTATCAAAAGTTGTATATTCTGGGCCATGAAAATTACAATACTCATTGAATGCAATCTTCATTTCATTTTCAGTAAGATTGCAATGTTTTGCTGCTTTTGGCAAGTTCCATTTTGCCGCAAACAACATTTCCATTGCTATCCTTGTCTCTGGTCTCACAGTGCATCCATATCTCCACCATGACGTGGAGTGTGGTGAGCCATACCATCATGATTGCCATCATTAGGCAATTTACCTGTCATTAGATATTCGACGGTCTCCTTACATCCACGAAGATAATGTAGTTGCGAATCAACTTTACACCACTCCTCAAACTTAGGATCCAATTCTTCTTTCTGCTTACTGATCTGATCTATTCTTTTGGTAAAACGTGCCAAAAGTTGTTCATAATTTTCTGTCTGTTTCATTAGTAAAACCTAGTAACATCTTTTTTAAGTTCAACAACAATACTATCAAATGATTCTGCCATTCTACGATATCCAGAACCCACATACAACTGGCCAGCCAATACTGATACAGTTGCAGCACCCCAAAAAATATAATAAAATCTAGACTTTACTTGATGTCTTTTCTTTTTATTTGTCATTGTTCTTACTCCATGGTTTGTCATGAGATAAATCTATCCATTTGGGCAAATGTTCCTTAATCCACTTAAAGACTTTCTTCATTTTTTTCTAAATGTTTTATTGGAAATGTTATTAACTTTAATTCTATTAATTGTTTGAGTTGTGGAATACTTTTCCATTCTATCGAAGAAAATTAACTCACCATCATAATAAGATTTTATGGTAGATTTCTCTTTCCAATCAGAACCAACTATTATTATATCAGGTTTAAGTGATTTTATCAACTCCTCAAATTCTGGTTCGCTGGAAAAGAATATTACTTCATCAACTGACTTTAAATTCTCAAGAAGAAACTTTCTCTCTTCCTGATTATGAATAGGTCTACCAGGACCCTTCTTTCCTCTTACACACTCATCGGTATCGATTCCAACATACACATATCCCAACCTCTTTGCATAATTTAAAAGTTCAAGATGTCCCCTATGAAGAATGTCAAAGGTTCCATTAACAAAAACTGTTTTCATTATTTGAACTCGCATTCTACCATTATTTCAGTTAAACATGCAAGCATGTTTATTTCTTGGTCGGCAACGAAAGCTGCTTGGTACTGATACTTAGCCAACACAAGGACGGCACCAGGAATAGTAGAAGGGACCAAGGATTCATAAAGATTATCGTAAATACGACGAAGAAGTACAGTAGTATCATTGTCCATATTACCGTTGACCCACTTACGTACTTCAGGAAAGTTTTTGTCCTTAAGGTTTTTAATAAGTTCATTTACCGCAACATCCGAAAAAGCAGCTAATATACCACTATCTATCTTTCCACTAACTGAATATCTTTGACATTCATTAAGAACTCTCCTCCAGTCTGGAAAATGTTTATTAATAAGTTCTACGAGTACTTTCTTATCAGCCTCAATCCTTTCTTTGTCCAAGATAAAATTGAGTCTTTGGAAGAAATTAGCAGCGATCTGTTGCTTCTCCTTTCCTCTGATTGAGAAATCAATAACGGCACATCTAGAATGTAATGGTGCGAGTATCTTGTTCTTATAGTTGCAGGTAAATATGAATCTACAATTCCCTGCGAACTCCTCAATAAAGGCTCTAAGTAAGAGTTGTACGTCATTTCCGGTGTTATCTGCCTCATCAATGATGACGACCTTGTGCTTCGCTTCCGAAGAGAGAGATACAGTTGATGCAAAATTCTTTGCGTTGTTACGTACTGTGTCGAGGAATCTTCCCTCATCGGATCCGTTGATGACATAGAAGTCCACTCCTAACTCATTACACAATGCTTTTGCAACAGTGGTCTTTCCAATACCAGGAGGACCAGCAAGAAGCATATTAGGTATTTCTCCTTTATTTAGAAAGTCCTTAAAGGTTTTCTTAATATTGTCAGGAAGAATACATTCATCAATTGTTTTGGGTCTATATTTTTCAACCCATATAAAATCACTCATTGTGGAACAATTCCCATAGATGGTGGAATAGAAGAAATTACAGGATTCTTGGTTCTATTGTTAAGTGTGATAAACTTATCTGCTGCCCAAGTTCCCGCAATACACACAGCAATATCATCCCCATCCTCCCAAACAGGATCACCATTCTTCTTACGCATATCCAGAGCCTTCTCTAGATCATCAATAATTTTTTGAGTGATTTTCATTAGTCAAAAGTAGAATCAGGTTCAAGTGCTATGTAATACTTAAGTTCAAAATTAGTATTGGTAAATTTAGACAACAATTTAGAAGAAACTACTACATCATAAGCACCAGGAATAATCTTAATATTTTCAACCTTGAAGTTGAAAATAAACTCCTTATCAGTCTCACCAACAGTAATTGCATATTCATTAGAAGTATCATTCTTCTTATCCCTAACCACCAACTTAACAACACCTGCTCCGCCTACTACACAAAAGTCAGGAAGCTGATAGACTGATGCTGCTTTTAAAAGTTTATCTAAAGAAGCACTATCTAATTGAAAATGAACATCTTCAGAAGGAAGATTAATCTCCTTATCAGGGGGAGAAATAATAACCGCAGGATCTGCATAAAAATACTTCACCTTTCTTCTACCCTCACGAATAGTAAGATAAGATGGTTCACTAAAATCCAATTCAGGATCCTGATGCAATCCAAGTCCATTTAAGAATTGATTTAAATCATAAATTGCAAAGTCACGAGGAAACTCTTCTGGGCTAATCTCTGCTTCTGCTAAAATATTCTTAGCAACAGAAATGGTGCTAAGTTTATTTCCTTTTTTTACCAGAATAGAATTATTAATTCCGGCAAAGTTTTTCAGAATAGTCAGAGTGTTATCACTTAATTTCATAGTTTTGTCTCTAAGTTTCATTATTAGGGCATTGTGTGATCAATATTTCCGGTAGTTGTTGATGGTTTACCGTAATGATCATCAAAGTGTAAGAGTAGCATAGCATAATGTATCACTTTCATCAAGTCTTTCTTTTCCTTTCCTTCCTTACTACCATATCGGCTACCATACTTTATAATATTTGCCTGACAAAATCCAGAAGCAATGTCCCGTGCTGCCAACAAATCTAAAGTTTGTACCTTACGATACTCATGACTAGTACCAGTATAATGTCCTCTATAAGTAGAAGATACATACTCCTCAATATCCTTTAAGATTTCCTCTTC